CTTGCTACCCTCACCAAAGAGGGACGTAGCCGGGAGTTGAAGCTGCAGCACTTCGCCGCCGATGTCGTTGGCAAGAACCACGGCCAGCCGCTGATTGAAACGGCACGCGCGGGACTCGCCCTTGCCTGAGCCCTTCTGATTTTTGGGGCAGTTCACGCAGTTCTCATGCTGCTTATTCTTGGCCTTGGCGTCAGGCTTGGTGCCGTCAACCGACCAGCAGTCAGGGGATTCAGCTTTGGCGTTGTCTTCAAACTCCTTCAGGTACAGCGTGCGCGACACGTGCGGTGCAGCGTTCACCAGCACAATGTCGATGTGCCGTTCGGTGATCTTGCCAATCTCCTGTCCGCCAGCGATGTAGCGGAAAGTGCCCCCTTTGATGGACAGGCGTTTGATGCCACTGTTCAACGTAGCGTTGAGTGCGTTGGCGATTGCCGACTTGCCCTTTGCGAAGGCGGGTACGACGGAGAAGTCGAGGGGAACGATGGGGACGATGTTGCTCATTTGGGTTGCTTTCTTAGTAAGTTTCGTTGTGTACAGTAAACCAGTCTTCGGCAAGCATGTCTGTTTGGGACGCAAGCCAAGGAACGCGAGAGCCAGTTAGATATGCTTGGTGCCCTACGGGATATTCGATGTAGATATAAGGCAGCGTCATTTTGGAATGTACATCTGGCACTTGAAGTTTTAGCCACATGCTTTTTCCGTTCCACCCGCTGCGCGCTACACGTTCTCCTTTTTTCAGTTGAACTAGCGCATCACCAAAAGAGATAGTCATTACGATTTCCTCACAGTTACTGTCTGCTCTGATTCCGCCTGCAATCCAGGCGGGGGGTTCGTTGGATTCTCTTCAAGCCACTGCGCCGTGTTCTTCTGGGCAACACGCTTCTCCAACAGATCAATTGCGTTGTTCTGGATAACCCACTGACCAAACACCGACCAGTCCATCGGGTAGTATCGGGTCTTGGTCGTTGAGTACACGGTGCCGTGTTCTGTCTTCACGGACTGCGCGCCTGTAGCTACGAGGATGTCCTTCATAGCGCCAGATAGAGTGGCTAGCTTTTCATCGAGTGCTGCGACAGCCTCGTCGTACTCCTTCGTTGTTTCTTGTTTCTTGTTGCGAATCTTGATGTAGATTCTACACAGGTCATCCATTGATGTGGTGGTCATGCTTTCTCCTCAAACTTTCGCCATTTCGTCTTCGTAAAGTTTCACAATCGACATGTGGTCTTCTACGCGACCCTCTAGTTGTTTGAACATCTTCGCCTCTATCTCACTGCTGTACAAGTGTATCACAGTGACGCTAGTTCCTTTTTGACCGATACGATCTGCTCGTGCAATGCACTGCACGTAAGTTTCAACACTTGTGACTGGCCCCCAGAATACAACTGTGTCAGCAGCCGTGAGCGTGACACCGTGTGCTGCCGCTTGAGGCTGTATGACAAGCACACGAGGGTCCACCTTAGATTGGAAGTCATTAAAAATACTCCCGCGCTTCGTCGGTGTCACATCGCCTGTGATCGCCTTCGCGCTAATGCCACGCGCGGCCAAGTGCTCTATGATGGTGTCTATGCTACTCCGATAAGGCGCGAACACAAGCACTTTCTTGTCGGTGTCGTCAAGGATTTCATCAAGCGCATGAAGACGCGGCTTGCAGTCAAACTCAACTGTGTCTTTGTCGTCTGTGTAGACAGCACCAGCACTGATCTGTAGAAGTTTGTTGACAACAGTGGCGGCATTGACGGCAGTGATCGTCTCACCAGCCGCGCTCATCACCGCCCGAATCTTCATCAAGCGGTAGTATTTTTCTTGTTGTGCCGTCATCTCCACTTTACGCGCGGCGGTCAGCACCGGGGGCAAGTCAAGGCACATCTCCTTGGTGTGGCGCATCGCCGGCTGCAGGGCACGGTGAACAAGGTTCGGCGCATCGCCTTTGGCGACCCACTTAAAGGGGCCAACCTTCATCATCGTCATGTCTTTCCAGCCCGTTATGAAGCGCGGTACAGAGCCAGGAGTAACGAGCTTCGCAAGTCCATACGCATCGACCGGAGACTGGGGTGCAGGCGTGCCAGTGAGAGCCCATACGCGAGTATCCGGCTTGCATATAGCGCTGATTGCCTTCCACCTGCGGGTATTGGTATTTTTGATGAAGTTTGCTTCATCGCAGATAACCAAGTCGAAAGTTCCGTCTTCTTTGATCGCGCCCGATACACCTTCGACCCCATCGTAGTTGATGATAATGAACTGATGCCCTTCTTCGATGATGTCAATGCGCCGCTGCATGCTACTGCTGTGCGCGATGGCGGCTTTTCTGTGAATGATCGACTGCATCAGGTCTTTCATCCAGGCCGCTTCCATGATCGACAATGGGCACACGACAAGACACCGACGAACAAGCCCCTTCGACATCAAGTAGTCCGCTGCCCACAAACAACCCAGGGTCTTCCCCGTGCCAGCTTCGTCAAAGCAGTATGCACGGTTGTTCATCGTGAGAAATGACGCCGTTTCTATCTGGTGTGTGAACGGCTTAAAGCGCCCAGGCCACGTGTAGGTGCCTTGAATGGGGGACGGCACATTCTTGACGCCCAAGTTCCGAAGAACTTTTACCTCGTCCAAACCCCACTTGACAGCAACTTCGTAGATGCCGGTGGATACCTCTCCGAGATTGCGCGACTTCGGAATCAGCGCGTACCGACTTGGGTCGCGCGTTCGGAAAAGCAGGAGTTTATTTTCTACTATTTGCATATTTAGTTGTGTTCTATGGGCTAAACCCGGCGAATATAAGGAGCTACCAAACTTCTTTCACGCCGCACTAGCCTCATGCAGCGCCAGAACACAACTAAATATACACTTCAATGTTACAACGCCCCGAGAGCAGTGTTTTTGCTCTCGGGGTGAGGGTGCGTCCTGACCGAAGGAGGGTAGTCTAACGCACTGGCTAGGTTAATACCGGGAGAAGAGGAACCGGCGCATCCCCACTCTAGTCTTACAGGATGCTTTGGGACAACGAAAGGATATCCTACGACACTGCGGTCGCAGTGTCAACAGGGAGACTACTTACCCCGCTTCGATTTCTCGCTTTTCATCGACCCGTCTGCATTTCTAGAAAAACTACGATTTGTAGATGGCGTCTGTAATTGCGTGTTTGCAAGAGTCGGCGGGCCACCCTTGCTTTCTGCGACCTTGTGCCCCGCATCGAGCCCATCGCCCTTGTGTCCACGCCCCGCCTTGACTAGCTCGCGGTTCATCTTCACGTTGTCTGCGCGTGCTTGCCGTGCGCTGGGCTTGGCATCTTGCAGCTTGCCTTGGCGAACGTAGTCGCGTTTACCATTAGGAAGTGTATATGGCATATCAGGCTCCTAAAGAAAAAATACCACGATAGATGCCTGTTATATACCACGCATTTCTAGGCAGTTCTGTGTCAATAAAAAATAGCAAGTTTCTTTTTCTAGCAAGTCCATTGCCAATAAGAGATTCGCCTACGCTCGTGTAAAGCGCCTTCGATTCAATCACTAGTTCTTTTTGCGCCCACTCAAGTGACGCTTCACTCAGGTCACAAGCAGTAGAAAGGGGGGTAAGAATCATATCAGGCTCCTTAAAAATTAGACCATTTTGCCATTGGGGCATGCATCGAACCTGCGTACTTCTTAGCGCCTTCATGCATCCAGTACTGCTGCATGTTGCTCATGTAGCTAGCACAGCGTTCTTCAATGTGACGCTGAACTTCGGGCTGTTGCATAACGGCATACATCAGGTTTTGCCTAAAACCACATACGTCTGCACGATCCGTCAACACGCGCATCAGCGCCATCACAACCCGCTCGTCAATCTCCTGTTCGAACAGGAGAGCGTTACTTGCTGCTTCTGTCATTCCTATCGCCTCCCATTATGAACACAGCTTGTGACTACGCAGTGCTTCTTGCATAGACCTGACTCTTTCATGGGCCAGTTATCAGCCGCGTGTGAAGCGATGATCTTGGCATGGCGCTCTCGGTACTTCTGTGTGAGCGCTTCTTTTTCTTCTACCTTCACGTCCCTGCGCCTAACCTGCCCGCCAAGTACAAACAGCAGCACGCCCTTGACCTTCTTGACGTGTGGGTAGTGGGCGAACGTCAGCAGCGACATCAGTTCAAGCTGGTCTGTGTCTGCGTATTTTGCATCGCCAGCTTTGTAGTCAACCACTCTTGCTGTAGGTCCGTCCCCTACGATGATCAGGTCAGCAATTCCTTGAAACCACCGCGTAGGATCATTCCATCCGACTGGTAGTCCAGTTCCAGTAATACCTATTTTAGCTTCCGTAAGCTTGGTCCCTCCGATAGCATTAAGCGTGTCAAGCATCGGCCGTGCGAAGGAGAATTCTGGTTCCAGTACAGCATCCGCAGCCTTAATGTATGCTTCTGCTGCCTTGTGAAACCTGTCTCCGTAATCCCCCTTGGGAGAGGTAAAGACATCTGCGAAGTTCCTGTAGACGGTGATTTCTGCAAACTGTTTTGGGCAGTTTTCATATTTCTTCAGCGCCGAGAAGCTGAATGTGAGCGGGTTATACGCGGCCACGGTGCGCTGCCCTTTCTGCTTCTAGGCGTCCTTGTTCTTCTGCCATGTGCGTCAGAGTGTTAAGCAGCAGCTTGACTTCAACAGCCAGTTCTACTGCGATGTCTTTGGCGCCTGTGTAGTTCTGGGATAAGCACGCATCGTGGATAACGCGTGTCATGAACTCGATGGCGATCAACGGCTTAGCGTAGTCAATAACAGCGTCAGTCACCATTGACCGCCGTCTCTTCTATGTCAGTGCCAATTTCAACCACGCCAAAGGTGTACGCTAAGACTAGGATAGCACAGCACACCCACACAACGATGCCTGTGACGGTGCAGATTGTTGTCAAAACATCAAACATTTTGTTCCTTCACTGTTTCCCTTACGGCCAGTGCAATTGCATGCGCCTGTCCGTTGCTGTCGAGTTCACGCATAACAATTTCGATGATGCGTTCCTGTTCTTCTTTCACGGCTTTCATAGCCTGTTCCCCGGTGTAGTACGCGTACTGCATAAACTTCATGCCTTGCTCATCCCATATCTCCTATGCGCGCCAACCGTCGCGTCTAGTGGAATTCCAGGAAGGTATTTCACAGGTGCGATCAGTTGCTGCTTGATCCATTGTACAGCGACTTCAACTTCCGAATCCGGCACGACATACACGGCTTCATCGTGCACCGGCATAGCACACTTGTACTTCGGTTGAATGCGAAGCATCCCGTCCCCGATAACACATCTTGCTGTACCGCTGGTGACATTTTCAGCCAAAATTCCGCTGTGGAGAGCCTTGTTGGTTTTCCCGTTCCAGTATGTGTATTGTGGGCGGCGTTTCTCATCTGCAGTCACCTTGATGTCATCGTAGGTCATGAACAACCCGTTGGGCAACTGAATTTTCCCCGGCATGAAGGTCAGGCACTTGTGCACGACGGACGCGGCGTCAGGGACGGCGATGACCGTGGCGATCATCTTGTCCAAGAAGGACCAGAAGTCAACGATGGGCTTGGAAGCGCGCCGGTAGCGGTCGATGATTTCCTTGGCGCAGACGCAGTGTACGAGCAGTTCTTGGTCAGTGCAAGTGCGCGGAATCTCCATCATGCGCTCGAGATTTTCCCGGCCATAGTCGCCCTCCATGAACTTGGCAACTTCTCTTGCGCCGATGTCTAGTTGTTTCATGAAGGCTCTGTCGTACCTGACAGGTGGTGCCCCGAGGAAACCGACGAGAAGTTGTGCCGAAAAACTAGCGAAACCCAAACGGTAATTTGCGCCAATTAAAGCAGACTTTGCGCTCTGACGTAATAGTGGGTGAGTGTCAACAGTTAGGTCAGGTATGCCAAACATCTTACTTCCAAATGAAGCATAAACGTCGTCGGCAGTTCTAAACTCATGCAACAGTTCTTCATGGTCAGACAGCACCGCAATGACGCGGGGTTCGATCTGGCGCAAGTCACCGGCTACGCACTGGTATCCTTCAGGTGCGACAATAGCCTTCCTTAGCATGCCTCCACGCTTCATGTTTTGGACGTTGATGGATGACCCCTTACTGGCCCCCCAACGCAGAGTGCGTGTGTGTGCGTAGTTCACAGGCACGGGCAGCAGACCCTCGCCGCGCCCTGAGATGTCAAGGAACCGTTGCGCCCGTGTACGCTCCTGCGTTGACTTCACCTTCATCCGCGCCTCACACAGCAGCACGGCTTCTTCGTTGTCGCCGTTCAGAATCTGTTGAAATAGCGCATCGTTTTTAGCGAAGGCGTAAATCTCCTTGCCTGTCGTGTTCGAAATCTTCTTCGGGGGCTCTACGCCGACTGCTGCCAACGCGGTAGCCATTTGATCGTTGGACGACAACTGCGCATCAACAACCCCCAACCGCGCCAACAACTTGCCGCGCGTTTCCTCCTCCTCAACGATTGCCTTCGTTAACATCTCCTTATCAAGCATCAACTGCGGTTCAGTGAACATGCGGATCGTAGCGTCGATTAGCTTCAACTCTTTACCAGGAAACCCAGGCAGCATGTTGTCTAGAAACTTTTCACAGAGAAAGATGTCGTGCTTGCAGTAGTCAGCCAGTTCTTGTTCCGTTGCGCTGTCGAGTAGCCACTGCCCATCACTGCTCTGTGTAGCGTGCCCCTTTGGCGGCAGGTTGAAGCGTTCTGCCAGTTTCTTCGCTGAGTTGCCTACATCCATCCCATACAGCGCCCGAGCCATACTGAGCGTGTCGAAGATGAATGCAGGTTTGACCCCATAAATCCACGTGAGGATAGCGATGTCGAACTGCGCGTTGTGGGC